ATGGGCTTCCGCCAAATTCGCGTCAGTGACCTCACTGGTGCGGAAGCGACCGAGGACGAGATCGTCACGATCATTGTCCGCCAGCACCCCGATCTCGATGAGCCGAAGCAGTTCGACGCTCTCCCGATCGAGGTCAAGGATCTCAAGCCCGCCGCCAACCTGGTGTCGCTGGAGATCCGCAACGGGGTGACGACCGAGATGGTCGTCACCCTGGCCGAATTTAACAAACTCGCGCCGAACATCAGCGCCGTGCTGGAGAACGCCGATGGCCTCAAGGGCCGTCGCAAGGGCTACAAGCCCAACTCCTGACCGGTCCACCGACGCCCCCACCCTTCGCTTGAGCGACCCGACTGCTCGCGGGGGGTGGGGGCCCTTTCAATTCCTGGTGAAGACTCGAACGACGTTGAGGACGAAGCTGCCGACCGCAGTGACTACCCCTACCCGACGCCAAAGCTCGTTGTTGCGCTCCTTATCGATGCCGTTCGTAGACATGATTCCCCTCACCCAGTGACGTCGAACCGGAACTTTGTCCCGTCTCGACTAGCTCTCTCTCCGTTGCGAATAGATTACCGACCACCTCTGGTGTCGAGCCGCTGATGTCGAAAGACTTTGTCCTGATCGTCCGCCGCTATCAGCCGCTATGAGGCCCTATGGTGCTCTGTGGTGTTCCATGGTCACCAGGCGAAGCCCGGTAAAGTTGTCATGCCAGAGCTAAATCTCGGGCGTGTCGCAAAGAAGAAGCCCCGCTGGCTGCGGGGCTCTTCACGTTCAGGCAGGGATGACCCGGACCTCGGTCACCAGGAGCCAGCGACCAGCGAGGTCGAGCACGGCGTTGTAGGCGGACGTCCATGTGTCGAACGTCATACCGTTGCCGGCCCAGTCCTCGCCACCCGTCTGCACCTGAGTCTTGAACCGGCTCGTCTTGGTGAGCAGGTTGATCAGCTCGTCCGGCAGGTCGACGGTGTCCCCTTCCTCGTCGACGGCGCCCATGAGGACGACGTCGCCCGAGATGAAGTCCCGATGCCGGAAGGCGCTGTTGTGTGCCCACAGAAGCAGAGTGGCTCTGAGGTTGGCGGGCAGGTTCTTGATCTTGCCCTCGTCGTTCAGGTAGAGCGACGACTCCGGGTTGGTCAGCTCGATCACGTCGAACGTGCCGCCGACCGCTGTCTGGTACTCGGTAAAGTCATCGAACGAACGAAGCTCCAGCGGCTGCTCTGTGTCAGCCGGTACAACGAGGCCCTTGGGCATCTCATCACATCCTTCTCGTGGTTGGTTAGCACGCCCGGTGTTGGGCGCGCAGTTCCGATCACGAAGAGGCGGGAGCGAAATACTCCTCGATCAGGCCCACCGCTGCGTCGTAGCCGATGGCGAATCGTGCTGTGTATCCACGGTCCTTAAGCGCAGCGAGCATCGCGGCTTGCTCCTCCAGGTGCTCGTCAGCGCGAAGGGTCCCGTTCTTCTTGAAGACGACCACTCCGTCTCGCTTCAGCTCGATACAGAGGCCCTGAGAGACGCCTCTCGGCTCGTAGATCACCAGGTCCGGCCAAGCACGGCTGGACTGCAGGCTCTTGTGGAGCTTCGCTTGTCCGATCGTGAGCTTCAGACCGGAGGCGAAGTCTGAGCGAAAGATGACGTCGGGGTAGTGGGTCTTCAAGTAGAGGCAGACCCGCTGCTGGACGACCGACTCGGTGTTGGGCAGCATCGCCCTACGCATGCAGGTCTCCGTCACCAAGCCTCCGGCTTCTCAGTCGGAGCGTGCGGTCAGTCAGGCCGGCGAGGGCTCGCTGAGCAGCAGCGGCGTCCGCTTGAAGCGTGAGCGTTCTGACCAGCTCGTCGAGCGCCTGGTCCGTGGTGTCCTCATTGTCTTCCGCCCACGCCCAGAACTCGGGAGTGGCTTCGTCCTCGGCCAGGCCGATGCTTCGGTCCTCACGGAGCAGGTTCACCCAGCCGATGCGGTCCAGAACGGCTGAGCGGTGCTCCTCGATGCGAGCAGCGTGCTCGGCCCGTGTCTCGGTAGGTTGCAGGGCGTAGAGCGTCTCCAGCCTGAAGAGAGCGGGGCCGGTGGGATCTGGGGGAGTGGTGCGTTCGATAGTTGTGTCCTCCTAGTTCCGCGCACGCAAGGTGGGATTCCATGCGCGGAACTAGGAGGTCGACGAGCGGAGGGTGGTTACCCGTCGACCAGAGGTTGTGCAACGACTGCATCGTGAGGCGACGATTCGAACGTCGCAGTTTGGGCAGTTATCGGACTGAGGATCACCCCGGCGAGACGTCTCCGTCTTCGCTGCCATCGGCGTAACTTTCGCCTAGCATTCATCCTTCATGCTTCTCACGTGCTCAATCTGTCGTTTTGTTCAAGGTGCGAGGCGGCTGTGCTTCTTTACGTTGCGCACACGGTACGTCTGCCACGGTATTGACGCTCACCGCCTAAGTGGACGATAACGGTCTTCCACACTGATATTCGCATTTCTATTCTTGTTGGTCAATGCTATTTTGACCAGCTTTGACGATCCGGTCGGTGGCTCCAAAGACCTGACGGATGTCTGTCTCGGTCGGTTCACCTCCCGCAAGCCACTGCTGGATGTACGCGCGGCTTTCGCTCGGATCCATCTGGTCCTCCGCGCCGATCTGGTGTATCGCCAGGTAGGCCGTCGACTCCGCGCCGAACTCTGCGGTGCCACGATGCATCCCGCCGAGTTCCTCCTCTTCGGGCTCGTCGGACGTGTGCCCAAGCTCGACGTGACCCAGCTCATGCATCCGTGTCTTCAACGGGTAGGGAGCAACAGGGGAAACGGCGATGGTGCGGTCGTAGGAGTACCCCATGACGTTCCCGTTGTAGAGGCGGAACGGCTCCTCAGTGACATTCAGCGTCTCGAGTGCGCGGTCTTCATCCCAGTTCGGCGGCACGTAAGGAGGCAGCTCGCCTTCGCCGGCCACCTGCGCGTAGTGGAAGAGCGCACGGACGACCTTGAACCGGCGCATCGTCTTCGGCAGCTCGGCTTCTGTGTCAGGTGCCGGTTCAGCGGCGCTCTCGTCGCCCTTGAGGCGCACGGTGATGGGGCGGAGGATCGAGTACGCCTTCTCGCCCTTCTTCACGTGGTAGCCGAGCTCCTGCCAGCGCTTGAACGTGGCGACGGGGGACGGCGGGCAGCCCTGCATCGCCAGGAAGCCGAGGTTGCGGAGGCTGTAGTTGTGGAAGCGGTTGTAACTGTCACCGAACCGTCCTTCGATCATCAAGATCGACTCCAGCAGCTCAGCGTTGCTCGGTACGTCGATGGGCGGCTGACGCTCGCTCACGCGCCTGACTCCTTGAAGGCCTTCTGTACTTCGTGGAACAGGGCGACGTCACCTCCCTGGTCGGGGTGGTTGGCCAGGAGTTTGCGACGATAGGCAGCTCGCACGACATCGGCGCCCGCGCTCGGCTGAACCTCCAGCACCTCGTACCAGAGTCGCGACTGGTAGGGCGTGACGATCGCGCTGGCGGGTAGGGACTTGAAGCCACGGAAGGCGGCTTTGACCATCTCCTTCGCTCCCCAGCGGTCGAGCCCGCGTAGGGCTTCAACTGTCAGGCGGATGGCTTGAAGGTTGTCATCCACATGCGTCCACTTGTCGCACGGGATGCACTGGCTCTCACCGTCGAGGTCGAAGTACACGGCGACGCCGCGGTCATCGGGCATCCGTTGCTTCGCGTAGAGCAGTCCGTCCTGTCTCGTCATCATGTTGGAGCTGATGACGACGTTGCGCGCGCCGAGCATCCTCAACTCATTGAGTAGCTGATCGCGAGCGTACGAGAACGGCGTCTTGAACTTGGCCGTCTGAGGCGACTTCGTGCGCGGCCAGCTCGCGGGCCACTGGAGTGGGTAGGCCTCGATCATGCGGCGTCCCATCCGCAGCGATCACCGCCGTCGCAAGGGTGGTGTGCTCGTTGGCGTGGGCAGCGACCGATGTCGTGCAGGATGCGGTGGAGGAGCGCGATCACTTGGACGCTCCTGGTTGATGTAGCTGGTTCTGTTGCATGTCACCTCCTTCGGTGTTCGTTGATGTGGTTGGTCACCCGTAGGGTGTGGTTGTGGATCTCAGCGTTCTGCTCGACGACGTTTTGCAGTGGTGGTCGCAAGTCGAGGGACGCACGAGCTGGCTTGAACTGATCGCCGCCTTCTTGAGCATCATCCTGTCCGTCATGATCGCGCTTTCGATTCAGGGTCGCGACTTCCGAAAGCGAACCGCAGAAGCCGCTTCCGCGGTTATGGTCGCGGAAACCAATCGGACTTTGGAAAGACGACAAGAGTTGCTGGTTCGTTGCCTCGACCTAGTTACCGAAGCGTTCGATCTCTGTCTCAAGTCGGCGGATGGTGACTGGAGACAAGCGGAGCGTCTGAGCTTGAAGCTCAGGGTGGAGAACGCAGCGGAAATGATCGCGATGGAAGGTGGTAGCGGAGCATGGCTTGCTGGCCACGAGTTCCGCACCAAGACATTGAAGCTGATGAAGAAGCAGCCCGTCAAGTTAACGTCTTATTCTGACAAGAAGAACTTGAACTCGACTGCAATGAGTGCAAGCTTCTCCGCGCAGCAAATTCGCGAGGAGCTTATTAAATGGCTGAAATCGCCAATTCAACACAAATCGTGACCCGGAGCGAGCAGCGGGTGTACGACACGTTTTAGTGTGCCGCCGCTCGATGCGGGCCGCGACCTGTGGAAAAGTCGTCAGCATCGTCGTCTTTGACGGAGTTTTCAGATCATGGTCTGCGATACATATCAGCCCATGAACACGCCGCGCTGTCCAACTTTTGAACTAATTGACAAAGTGCTGTTCTGTTGCCTGGCTAGGCCTGTCTTCACGGCCCCTGGTGGGAACGTCGCAGAAGATACATTTCACGACTCGACGCTATTGCGACAGTTCGAGTATGCCGTCGATCTGCTTTGCTCGGTAGACCATGTTCTGCGATCCGTCAGCAGTTGCACTGAATCCCACCCAGTCTTTCGTGCGCACGACGAGACAAATCTCGTCCAGCGTCAATGCGCTAAATATTTCTAGCGTGGAGAGCTTATTACCCTCATTGATCGATAGCAGGTATTTCTTTATTTCGGTCATTTGACCCCTTGTGTTTAAATGGTTCTATCTATGCACGACCGCTACGACATCGAGGAGATCCTCTACTACGCCCAGAAGGGCATGTCAGCCCGCTTCATCAAGGAGGAGCTGGGGCTCTCGATCTCGGAGCGTCAGGTGCAGCGTCTGGTCGCGTCCCGTCTGGGTCGACGACCGACGCGTCAGGCGATCCAGCGTCCGGACTCGCTCCGTGACCGCGTGGTCGCCTACATGGAGTCGCAGGGACTCGATCGGTACTACTGCACCGCGTGCGAGCGGCGCCGGCTGGAGCCTGGCTTCATCCGCGCGCTGAACGCTGACCGTTCCCTCGACGTCCTGGTGTTCGTGTGTCGCCACTGCTCTGTGGCGAGCGACGTCTAGGTGGCTTGCTTCTTATCGGCCTCGTACTTGCGCACGAGTGAGTTCAGCTGCGCCACGTCGAAGGAGGTGAGACCTCCAGAACGTCGGAGCTTGGGAACCTTCACGCCTGCCGTCTTCAGCACCTTGATTCGTGCGGCTAGAGCGGCTCTCGTGAGGCCAAGACTCTTAGCTGCGCTGTCGAGGTCATCACTGCGCAGGTAGGTGACGAGTGTCTCTCTATAGTCCACTGCCACGGTCAGTCCTTCTTCACCCGCAGCGTGCCCGCTGGCACGCCGAGCTTCGTCTCGATCTCCGCGACGGACAGCTCTGTCGTGTCGTCGGCGGGGGACCCCTGCTTGATGGTCCAGTCGTAATTCTGCAGGTACTTAGCGGTGTCCCACTCACCCAGCTCGCCTTCGCCGTTGTCAAGGAAGATCATCTTTCCAGCAATGCCTAGGACTTCGCGCTCATCTCCGTCACTATTGACGAGGATGTCACCGACTTGGAGATCATCCCATTCGATTGTCGATCGTTCTAGCTGGTCGGCCTTGAATACTTCGGTCGTTCCATCTGCTGTCCTCAATTTATAGGAATAGGGCTCGCTGATGTCAATTGATTCGACGTGCGCTAGGTGGCCAGGCAACACCTGGTGATTCAACGTACCGAATTTGCCCGCATCTATTCTCACTTGGACTTTTTGACCTACCTTGAACTCGCTCATATCACCTCCTTGGTGTCATTAGTTTTTGCCCTGCCCCGGCGCGAGATGCGACCGCCCTTGGTGCCGGCCACGCTGGCAAGCTCGCGATTCGCCGCGAAGCCACCGGTGTTTCCGTTGCTGCCGCCCCTCTTGCCGATCCTCTTGAAAAAGTTCGGATCTCGGGCGAGGATCTTCGCGGTCGCCTTCGCTGCGCCTGCTTTCGTCCCGGCCACTAGCGATTGCCCCATGGCCAGGTTCGTTTGTCCTTCTTTGCCGAGATCATCTCAACGTGTCGGTCGAGTCGACGGTTCAACTCAGCGACGGCTGATTCAAACTCATCCCGTGTCGGTACCAGCGCGAGCTGGTCCAGGCCGTCTTGCAGTCTCTGCTCAACGCCCGTCAGTACCGGCGGAGTAGCACGGCGTACAGGCTTGAGCCCCGCTTTCTCTGCCGCGTGGAACTTCTGGTCCTTCGCGTTGGCGATGTACGACGAGCGTTGCTGCTTGTGCAGGACAAACGCTGGCCACGTCTTCGTGCGTCGGACCGTACGGACCGTCTGAGGCGTCACGTGATGGAACTCCGCCATCTCGGCGACCGTGCGGCGTCCGTCTTTGACGTCCCGCGCGATTGAATGAAACTTGATCTTGGTAAGTGCTTTCGGCATGCTCTAGATTCCTTGGGCCGTGCCCGTTAGTTGTAGTGGTGCCAGCAGTGGGAGCAGCTGTGCTCGTGCTGGCGTGCTCTCACAGTGGGCGCAGAGGCCGTCACTGTCTCGCGGTTCGTTCTCGCGTAGGCATGCTCGGCAGGTGCCGGGCTGAGCGCACCCCGCTTCGTGCTCCAGGATCTCGGCTTCGGCCGTCATGTCCTGCTCGTGGTCGCTGAAGTACTCGAAGACGTTCACTGCGCGTCCTCCAACTCTTGGAGCTTGGTGATCACCGTAGATGCGTGCGCGCTGCTCTTCACCTTCTCAAGCGTGCTGAGCACCCACTCGTCGTCCTTGCCTTTGCGCTTCGCGAGGGACTCAATGAGTGCGACCTGGCTCTCGCTGGCCGGCTTGGCGGTCGGAGCCGCAGCCTTTCGGCTGACAACTACCTTCGATCCTTCAGCTTCGTCGCCGTCGTCATCCTCGCCTTCGATGGCGATGCCGAGGTTCGCAGTGAACGCGTATCGACGGTAGTAGGTGATCATCGAGCCGACCTCTTGCGGTCGCAGTCCCTCGATCGGGATGCGGAGACGACTCGTCTCGCTCTCGCCTGACTCGTGCCGGATGACGGTGCTGAGGTAGGTGAAACCGTTCTCCTCAGTGTTGATCGGTTGCGTAACCGCGAGCTTGTTCTTCGCTAGGTATGGCTGCGCTGTCTCCTCGACGGTCGCCAGGTCGGCATACTTGTACGCTCGTGACCCTGCCTGACCGGAGGTAGTGCGCTTCACGACTGTCATCTCTGCTCGGAACTCTACGAGCGCTTGAGCGAGCGTGTTAGCTTCTGCTGACCCTTCTGCCATGTGTGTTCTCCTTCTTTAGTTGTCGTAGTATCTGTCGCAGCTCCTTTCTCTTTTCGATCGCGAACGCGCCGTTTCGGACGCTCAGGTTGGTGAGTAGTGTGACGACCGATATCTTCTGTCCGGTTCGTTCTGTCTCTCGCTGTCCTAGCTCCTTAAGTGCTGTCCGCATGAGTGGATCCCATTGATCCGTTGCTTTGACTTTAGTAGCCCCGCTGCCGTAGCTAGCACGCTCGATCTTCCAGGTGCCTTCTTCCATGTGTGATTGTCCTAATTGTGTCCCCCTTGTTTAGTTTTGGTATCCATGGATGAGCGACTGTCGGACCAAACTTTGTGTCCCGCGTTCTTCCTGTGTCTCATTATGCGCTTATGTCACGAATAGTCAATACTTTTGTCTGCTGAAATTGTATGGACTTATCCACATCTTGAAAGAGTCGCACTTCTGTCGTTCCGCTGGGTGTGTGGATCGCTGTGGTGGAGACGTGCCGGTCGACCCACGGCAGATCCGCGCCAGCACAGGGATCGGCGCCGCGTTGACACGCGTACTGTCGTGCCCCATAGTCGCTTCCATGATTCTCCTCGACCGTGACCGCCAAATAGTCCTGTCCGTTGGACGCTTCGGACAGTTGGCGGCCGGCCACATTCGGACAATGCATTTCGAGGGCTCTTCGGACACCCCTATGTACCGGGCCCTCGCGCGCCTCGTCGAGCAGAAGTTCCTTTCACGCCTAGAGCGACGCATGATCGGAGGCACAGGGGCAGGTAGCGGTCAGTTCGTCTTCCAGCTCGGACGCAAGGGGTGGGCGCTGTGTGGCAAGGAGGGGACGTACTGGCCGTTCCGCGCGGTAAAGCTGCACACGATGGCCATCGCGGACGCCTACACGGCGTTGCTGGACTACCAGAAGCGGGGGCGCATCCGCATCGAGAGCTTCGACGCTGAGCCGGAGAGCCACCGGAAGGTCGGCAACGTCATCGTGCGGCCAGACCTGTTCGTCGACATCGCGGACCTCGGGAAGCGGCGCAACCTGGCGTTCTGGGTTGAGATCGACATGGGCACGGAGCGCCAGGCACAGATCACCGAGAAGCTGACGAGCTACGTAGCCGCGATGAACGCGGCGGAGTCGTTCGTGCCGTACGTGCTGTTCATAGCACCAGACGACGAGAGAGCCGCCAAGCTGCGTTACTGGATCAAGCAGCACGGCGAGGGCGACTCTGAGTTATTCCTTGTCTCCACGGCCTCTGCGTTCGCGCCTTTGATCTTCGGTTAACGCACCATATAAGTATTGACTATTTCTCGAGGTGAGCGCATAATAAAAGCATAACTAAAGAGGTACAGAATATGACGCGACTCGGACTCATCAGACAGCAATATAGCCAGCAAGTAGTGGCACGCCCATTTAGCCGGTTCACGCAACGCGCGGCGGAGATTGAAGCCAACCGCACGTGGTGTGAGAAAGCGGACGCGTGGGGAGTAGCAGCATGATCGTCGACACGACTACTGGTGAGATCCTCGATCTGACGCCACTCCGCCGTAAGCCCACCGGTCCAAGGACTCGACGGATCAACCACCGCACGTATCGTCATCGCCGTAGGAGCTTAGAGCGCGAGACGCTTCTAACTCTTTGTACTTTCGCCGTCGTGTCCTGTGTCTTCTGGCTCAACTTCGGCGCTTAAGCGCCTTCGTGGAGCGTATCGACGGTATCGCTCGACGATCTGCGACTGGTAACGCTCTCGCTTCAATCCCTCCGCCCGCTCAGCGTCCACCGCGCTCTGCGGGCGTTTGATGTCTGGCGGCACTGTGTACTGCTTGTTCGTGAGTTTGAGTAAGTCGCCGCCCATATGTTTCGTAGTATGGGGGAGGATGGCCGGTTTGCCTAGTCTAATTCCGTCGAATTCGAGTGGATTAGATTGACTAAACTCGACTGCTGGCTCATAATCAGGCACAGTTCAAGCGCCTTCAATGCTGAAGCTGCTGAACCATCAAGTTAGATAGGGAAAAGAAAACCCGCTCGGGTAGAGCGGGTGGCCTTCAATGCTGCCTTCATTATACGACAGTCCTGCTACTTGGTAAATACTTTTACAACGAACAGTACGCAGTCTGTCTTTGAGGATAGCTGTGAGGTCTCGTCTAACTGGCCAGATGTCATTCCAGGAGGTGATGAAGATGCAAGTTCGAGTCTTGCGACCTCTCACATATCCTCAATCAAAATTGCACCGCTAGCCGTAACCCCTGTCCCTCCGTGGAGTGCAAGAACAAGCCAAGGCAGCAAGAGCGAGCACCCTCAGGTGTAGTGAGCCGTGACTAACCATCAAATCACTTCTCTTACAGAGTGCTTGAACTACCAAGAAGTCACGGTTGGACCAGAACCCAACTGTCAAGCCGAGGGAAGCCTCGTGAGCATTGGCCGTGACGTACGAGTAGGTTGTGATCGGTTCAGCGGGCTCGCTCCTCAGTAGTAGGGGAGGAGGGTCTAATTGGAGCTCTCCAGTAGGAAGTTACAGAAGCGGTAAGCAGTCCACCCAAACAGTGTCCAGGCGACGGGGATGGCGATTACTGGACGAACGATGCGGTCTGTCAGCCATCTGACTTTTTTCGGTTCCAGGACTGCAAGCTCCGCCGAGGCCGCGTCGTACTCTGGTGAATCGAGAGGTTTTGGGGCTCTAGCTATTCGCTTCATTAAGCGACGGTGCCGCACGAGTTCGACTACCGCGTTAGCCGGCCTGAACCTGTGTAGCACGAAAGCAGTGAACCAAGTCAGGGCCGCAACGGTGAACATGGAGACGCCGATCACAATCGCCCAGACCTGATCCCCCGGGAGCAGGTCATTGATCCACGCGTAGATGAGAACTGGGGAACCGACGATGACGATCGCAGCGGTGCCCGCTACCGTTCGAGTCGCTACCTCGCGCCAGAACGCCTGATCTCGCCACCAGATGGCAGGCCACTCAACGGGGTGGACCGCGGACTTGTCGTCGCTCACAGAGCAACCGTAGGACACGCCGCGTCGTCTCGCGTTCGAACATACGTTCGACTACCGTCTGAGGCCATGGGATCGAATCGACGCTACGCCGACCACTACGACCGCCTGATGAGCCAGCGGGTCGCGGAGGCCGGCGTACGTCCTGAGCCGGTCAGCCTGACGCCCGAGGAGCTGGACCTGGCGAAGAGCCCTGCCCGGCGCGGGGAGACGGTGAAGGTCCGCGCCTGGGTGCGCTTCGCTGAGCAGCCCGTCGTGCTGGAGGCGTACGCCGTCGAGTGGAACGACAGGGGCGTCCACATCGAGTGGAGCATGAGCGACGGGACGAAGCTCGACGCCTGGGTGTGGGCGAACGCGGTGCGGAGGATCTAGCGCCGCTCGAACCGGACGTCGCTGCTGCGGCCCTCGTGGCTCTCCTCCAGCACCCATCCTTCGTGCGCACGCTTTTCGACGGTGACGACGTGACCGTTGATGGTGATGCGGAGGGTCGGGTTGAAGTACTTCATCGGTCCCTGTGGGTGTGAGGTCCGCCACGTGCCGCCCCATCGGCTGGAGGGGTCCGACTCGCTCCACTCTGTGACAGTCCCGTCCTCGTTCAGCACGTTGATGAACACCTGGCCGTTGACGTACTTGTACAGCTCTACGCCGACGCCGCCGATGTAGTCCGTTGCCTCATTACGGCCGATGCGCTCTTCCTCATCGTTCATGTCATCCCACCCCTGTTCGTCCCGGTAACGTAGCCAGATCATAGCAGAAAAGTATTGACTATTGTTACGATAAGGCGTATAAGTAAGGATAGTCAAACATAAACGGAAACACAAACATGACTCACCTAATAGCAATCAAGAACTACGCAGCGCCGACCAAGGTCACGTTCGCGGAAGTCAAGTAAGCACAACTAAACAAGGACAACTGAATATGAGCAACACAACACACGAAGATAAGTTCATCCCGAGCAAGCAACCGAATGCGCTCAAGCGGGCACTCCAGTCGCGAGTCCTCCCATGGTTCATCGTGACCATCCTCGTCACCGCGTCCCTCGGCGTCATCACCGGCTGGATGCTGGCTCGTGAGAACGACCGTCAGATCAACGCAGCCGTAGCTGCCGCGTCTTTAGCCATCGAACGCTAGACACCGTCGCCAGCGTTCCAGTTGAACCACAGACGGAACCAGAGCCACCTCGCGCACCGATCGAGCCGCACACGAGCTCTCAGAGCGTCAAGGAGCCATCACCAGCAGCGAGCGGCTGCGAACAGTATCGACCGTTGCTCGCGCAGTACGCGTGGGACGTCGATGTTGCGCTCGCTGTCATGCAGGCCGAGAGCGGCTGCGACCCGAGCGCATTCAACGGCGCGAACAGCAATGGGTCAAACGACGCTGGCCTCATGCAGGTCAACAGCGTCCATGTGGCGAGCGGGCTCATCGGCGACGAGGAGCGGTTCGACGCCGAGGCGAACGTCCGCGCTGCATGGGCGATCTACGCAGGGCGAGGTTCGTTCTCGCCCTGGAGCGCGTACAACAGTGGCGCCTACGAGCGATTCTTATAGTGAAGAATAGTATTGACTAATTGAACCGATAGGCGCATAGTGAAAGCAGATAACTAAACAGGAACACTTCAATGAAGAAGATCAAGCAATTCATCCTCAACCTGCGACGAGCAGACCGCACTCCGGTGCAGTACGACACCGAGCTGACGCGAACGTATAGCGATTATGGGCGAGGTCAGCGATGACTGACGAGGATATGCGCAAGGAAATACTGAGCCACGTGACCTTCATAAGGTTCGGTAAGTCGTCTGGTCTTTGCTCTCAAGAACAGTTGTCCGAGGTGGTCATGGCGGCCTCGTCACTTGTCGACTACGTGCGGCAGTATTCTCGTGCCTATGCGGAGGAATTGATCGGTTCAGATGATCCGGTGTTCGGTCCGCAGAACGAGGCCGGGGACATCGACCCCTACGACTACGTAGTGACAGGACGAAACGATCTTCGTTGGGAGCTGCGCCAGCGTAACAAGGAGCACGCCTGATGGACTCCGACCTAGAGCACAGCATCGCCGCCAAGTTCGCCGGTACCTCCGACCAGGCCCTCGTGCGCCGCATGGAGCGGGCAGAGGACTTCGGCTACGACGACGAGAGCGTGGAGCTGACCCATCGACTCAAGCTCGGCGGGCTGGCGTGGAAGTGGGCGAACGTCGACGTGCGGGAGAAGGTGCAGATCTACAAGGAAGAGGAGGCGAGAGATGAGTAGGGAGATCAAGTTCAGGGCATGGCAACCTTTCAACTCGCTGCATCGCCAGAAGGGTATGTACCTCGTAGATGACATGGTGTGGCACAAAGTGACGGACGAGCAACCGGAGCAGGGCGAGGTCTTTCTGACGAAGGAGATCGGGAGCTCTCGCAGTAGCGAGTTCTTTGGCGACATCGAGGTCATGCAGTTCACCGGCCTCTACGACAAGAACGGCGTCGAGATCTACGAGGGCGACATCTTGAAATACTTCTGGAAGAGCAATTGGGGTGACCGAGAGGAGATTACTCGGCTGGTGTCGGTCGTGTACGAAGACGGTGCCTTCAAACAGGACGAAGCGGGACAGATCGACGACTGGCTTCAGTGGGATGCACTGGAGGTCATCGGCAACATTCACGAGAACTCGGACCTCCTCGCGTGACCGACCACCTCGACGCCCTCCGCTCCGCCCTCCACGCTCGCATCAAGCTCGCGACCGAGGCGCGTCGTACCGCCCGCACCAAGCCGACGACCTGCGCTCACACATGGGAGACGTTCAAGCAGACCGTGACGGTCGAGAACGTCGGCTTCGCGGGCAAGGCTTGGTTCGTCGTGCGCGGCTGCCGGCGCTGCCAGACGAAGGCGCTGGTGGACTACCGGGTGGACACCGTGTCCTGAGAGTTGTGCAGGGACCTTCCGAACCGCTACCGTGCGGTCAAACCCGAGAGGACGCCGCGATGCGACGTAAGTACGGCTCCGCCTTTGCTGTTGTTCTCATTCCTCTCCTGCTGTCCGGCTGCGGTGTACAGATCAACCCGGAGGCATTGCAGGACGACGCTTCGACGTCCGACGGATCAGCTGTCGGGGTTGATGCCAGCGACGAGATGATTTCAGACCCCGAAGGCAACTGGCTCTCGATCTCGCAAATGGATTCGCGTAACTCCATCGTCGAAATCTGCACAAATGCGGAGGACGCGCTTAAGGTGAAGGGCGCGTGGATCTATCGCGAAGAGCCGTCCTCATTTGAAGCAGCTCTACTGCTTGCGCTTGATGGAAAAGCTGCAAGTCCTGCTAGGCCAGGTCTGCCATCCCGCGTTCAGGCTCAACCTGCCGGAATGGCACACCTGGCAGAGGTTGCTGCGAGTTGCGCTGACGTCGTTTCTACTATTCAGTACGTCGCATCGGTCGAGAAAACGGATGAAGCGTTGGCGGCTCGTAGCACGAGCGGTGCAACTGAACCCGACTTCGCTTATCTGAGTTCCCTCGTTGCGGAAATAACAAAGCAAGAATGATGTTTTCCATATCCCTATTTGCGAAAGTGACTAATGAAGCGCAATAGTGCACTGGCAATGATTCCGGTAATTCTGATGCTTGCAGGTTGTGCCGCAGATGTGCCGGAAGATGTGCCGTCCGGCGGCTCCACGAGCGCTCTAGTGACGGAAGGCGAGAAGCTTACGATCGATTCTGCCGGAAATTACCTGTCCGAACGAGACGCCAGGATTCGAGAGACTTTCATTAGCATCTGCACCACCGGTGACGATGCTAACAATGTCCGGGGTGGTTGGAGCAATGAGGACCAGCCGCTGACCTTCGATGAGGTGCTTCTTCGGGCGATTGATGGGACCCCGGCCACGGGGGATACCCCGAGAACACGCTCGGTCGTGATCGACTGGTCTGATGGCATTCAGCATGTGCTTGATCAAACTGAGAGCTGCGCAGACCTAGTCAGCATGCTTCCCTACTATTCAGATATTGACGAATTGGACGCCGCCCTTCAGGATCGTTGGGATATGGGGATAGCGGGAGCTGACTTTTATTCGTTGCATGAGATTACGTTCCCAATCCTCAACGGAGAGGTTCCCTCTTCACAGTAGGCAGCGAGTGTGCGATAAATAGACATAGATGGCAGACCCCGCGCAAAATGGCAGCCAAAAGGCAGAAAAGCTACTGAAGAGTGGCGTTCCTGCCAGTGTGGGCAAAGCGACTCAGATCAAGAAGGGTCAAGTCCTCAACCCCAAGGGTCGCCCGAAGGGAAGCAAGAGCCTCTCGACGCTGATCCAGCAGATGATGATGGACGAAAACTTCGAGACGCTGCTCCCAGACCCACAGACCGGTTGGAAGGAGTTCAGGGGCGCTCCCGCCAGGGCGATCGTGACGGCCGCGATGCTTCGCGCCGTCCAGGGTGACCTCAAGGCGGCCGACTGGCTGGCGAAGTACGGCTACGGCACGAAGGTCGAGATCGACGCGACGATCACTGAGGGACCGATACCGCTGCTCGCAGGCGTGGCGCCTGAGGGCCCGCTCGTAATCGAGGACGACGACGATGGCGGCACTGCTCAAGCAGACGACAGCGCTGACGAAGATCAGCAGTCTTAGGCGTCGCCTCCGGATCATCCAGGGCGGGACCAGTGCGTCGAAGACGTTCTCGATCCTGGCTTACCTGATCCACGTCGCGCAGACCAACCCAGACATCCTCATCAGCGTCGTCTCGGAGTCGCTGCCCCACCTCAAGCTCGGAGCGATCCGCGACTTCCGCTTCATCATGAAGGCCCAGCGCTACTGGGATGAGAACGCCTGGAGCAAGGGCGACCTCTACTACACGTTCGCCAACGGCGCCGTGCTGGAGTTCTTCTCTGTCGACTCCTCCAAGGCGCACGGTCCCCGCCGTGACGTGCTCTTCCTCAACGAGTGCAACAACGTCACGTACGAGGTCTACACCCAGCTCGAGACCCGCACCCGCAAGCTCGTCATCCTCGACTACAACCCGACCAGTGAGTTCTGGGTCCACACCGAGGTCATGCCGCACAACCCGCACGACTTCCTGAAGCTGACGTACCGGGACAACGAGGCGCTGGAGCCGGCCATCGTGCGCTCGATCGAGAGCCGCATGCACGACGCCAACTACTGGCGCGTCTACGGCCTGGGGGAGATCGGTCTGCTGGAGGGCGTGATCTACGAGAACTGGGAGCAGGTCGAGGCCGTGCCCGAGGGCGCGCAGCTCCTCCGTCACACCTTGGACTTCGGCTTCACCAACGACCCGTCGGCGGTGGTGGACCTGTACCGCTACGAGGGCGGCTTCCTGCTCGATGAGCGGCTGTACCTCACAGACCAGAAGAACAAGGCGCTGGCCAACGCACTCCGCACCGCTGAGTGGCTGACGCCTGCCGCGCAGGACGGCACCTACGTTGGCCGCACGCACACGCTGACGATCGCGGACTCCTCCGAGCCGAAGAGCATCGCGGAGATCCGGGACTACGGCGTGCTCATCACGGGTGCGGTGAAGGGGCCGGACTCGATCGACTACGGCATCCAGCTCGTGCAGCAGCAGAAGCTGTACGTCACGGCGCGGAGCGTGAACCTCATCAAGGAGCTGCGCAACTACGCCTGGAAGATCGACAAGAAGACGGGGAAGAGCCTCAACGTCCCGATCGATGACTGGAACCACGCGCTGGACGCGGTGAGGTACGGCATCGCTGATGTGCTGAGCGCCAAGAAGCGATCGTCGGTCACGGTGATCTGAGGCCGCTACGGTGGCGGGATGACGTGTATCGGGTTCTGGGAGTGTGTCGAGCCGGGTACGTGGCCCGACTGGATCGCCGCAATCGCGACGACCCTCGGTATCGCGGGGGCTCTCATAGGATACGGCTTAAACCGTCGAGCGAAGTGGCGCGAGCAGGCGCTGGAAGTGGTTGTGCGCGCGCAGTACAGCGAACACCTGGAGGGTCATCAGGTTGCCGTTGAGAACCTATCCGATCGCGTGATTGTTGACCCCGAGTTGTGGTTCTACCAGTCAGACCGAGAGGTCGGGCGCGCTATCCGGACTAATCCTCGTGATGACGGCTATGTGCCAACTGAAGCGGGAATCATGTATGAGGCGTGGGAAGATCGTTCCGGCAATTCCACCGCTTTCTTCAAGCGAATCAAACCGGGAGCCATCTCAGAGACTGTCATATCAGGCTTCGAGGCATACGCCAATGCAAAGCTTGTTTTTATTGACGCAAAGGGCCGACGATGGATGACTGACATTCGAACTGGACGGATGCGTCGCTTATGGACTCGCAAAACTCCCTTCATTGCAATTCGCTGATTGGTATTCCCGAAGTGGCCGCGTTGCTTTACTATGGGCTCTAGAAGCACATAAGCAACGCCCTACATGCCAAACAGAATATCGAAACTCCGCAATAGACTCGCTCAAGCAATCTCTCACAAAGAGTTTATTCCGCCACTCTCGATGTTCGACCTGGCCAACGGCAGTGCCGTGCCACTCGTCACCTACGCCACCAAGCCTGAGCAGCTCCGCACCAACATCGGCTGGGTCCGCGCTGCCAACCGCGCGATCGTCACACCGACCGCCTCCGTGCCACTCAAGCTCCGTCGCCTCAAGAGCAACGGTGACTTCGAGGAGATCACGGAGCACGAGATCCTGACGCTCCTGGGCGACCCGCACGTGGCTCTCAACGGCAAGAAGCTCCGCGAGTTGAACCACACCTACCTCAACCTCACCGGCGAGACGTTCATGCTCATGCGCAAGAGCGGCACGCCGTTCGAGATGAGCGCTGGCGTCAAGGCGCTGCCCGACGCGATCGAACTGCTCCCGTCTCACCTCGTCCAGTTCAAGCTCGGCAAGGAGCGCTTCTCAGACAGCGTGATCAAGTACGCCCAGCAGGAGTACAAGATCGGCGAGGTCATCCGTGGCTACAACCCTGACCCTGAGAACCCGTACTACGGCGAGTCGATCATTAGCGCCGCCGCTGCGGCCGTCGACTCGGACCAGCAGATGCAGTCCTGGAACCGCCGCACGTTCAGCAACAACGCCCGTCCAGGTCTGGTCTTCAACCTCCAGGGCGAGAACATCGACCCTGCTGTCTACGATCGGCTCAAGCAGCAGATGGACGAGCTGTACACCGCTGACGGCGCCTTCAAGTCGCTCGTCGTCGAGAACGGTGACGTGAAGCCCTACATGCTCACCCACCAGGACCTCGACTTCCTCGCGTCTCGCGCGTTCACCCGAGACGAGATCCTCGCGATCTTCTCGGTGTCTCCGTCGATGCTCGGCATGACGACCGACTTCAACCGCGCCAACATGGACGCGGCTCGCTACCTGCACATCCTGCTCAACGTGATCCCACGTCTCGACGACGAGATGGCGATGTGGAACACCCAGCTCGTGAAGAAGTACGACCCGACGCTTGAGCTCTACTACGAGTCTCCGATCCCTGAGGACGTTGAAGCGAAGCTCAAGGAGGCGCAGGCCGGCACGAACTTGTGGCGCACGATCGACGAGACGCGCGAGGAGTACGGCCTCGAGCCGCTACCTGATGACCTCGGTGCGCAGTTGGTCGTCCCGATCAACACGACGACCCTCGACCGCGTGATCAACGCACCGAAGCCGACTGCCGGCGCCGGTGACGCTGCAGGCGGCGATGACGCCGACGTGCAAGACGACACCAAGAGCGAGGGTAAGAAGAGCGTCCCAAAACCAAGGCAGTGACCCGCGAGGAAGAGGGAGCCGTCAAGGCAGACCTCTACACGCGCAAGGCCACCGGCTACGAGACGAGTCTTCTCACCGGGATTCAGCGCGAGTTCAACCGCCAGCGAGACGAGGTGCTGGCCAACGTCGCGACAGTGCAGCGCACCTTCACCGGACAGCGCACGAAGGACTACGTCGATTCGCTCCTCAACTGGGAGCAGGCCGACGTGGCCATGAAGGCTGCCGTCGAGCCAGCCCTCCTCGCCGTGATCATCGAGACCGGCATGGACGCCATGCAGCAGATCGGCATGCAACCGAGTACCTACGACCCGTACAGCGAGGCCATCACCGCCTGGTACCAGCAGCGCACCACGAAGCTCGCTGAGGACGTCAACGATGAGACGGAGAAGCAGCTCCGAGCAACGCTGACCGAAGGCGTCAACGCGGGGGAGAGCAGCTACCAGCTCCAGGCTCGCATCGAAGCGGTCATGGGGTTGGCCTCCACGCTCCGCGCTGACCTGATCGCCCAGACCGAGATCGCCCGAGCGCAGAGCTACGCGGACATCGCGGCCTGGGACCAGAGCGGCATCGTCACGGCGAAGGAGTGGTACACCGCCCAGGACGAGCGCGTCTGCAAGTTCTGCGGACCGATGCACGGCCGAGTGATCGGGCTGGAGGAGAACTTCTACTCGAAGGGCGACGTCCAGACCGAGGCCGGCACGAACCGGAAGGGGGAGGAGACGACCTACGTCTACAACCACGACTATGACGACGTGATGGGCGCTCCGCTGCATCCTCGATGTAGGTGCACCTTGCTGCCTCTCCGCGCTCGTTAGTCGCCCAGCGCGGTGTCAATCTTGTCCATCAGCAGGACTAGGTATTGATCCGCCTGCGTCGATGACACAGAGGAGTTGGCAACGGCAATATAGGAGCCGTACTGAACGGCGGAGAACGTCTGGAGATCGTCCTCAAACGTCGAGGTGAGACCGATAGCGCCGTCAACTGATGAACTGACGGCCTCATAGGTGCGTTCTCCAGTCACCGACGTCGCGGGACACTCATCCATTGTTATGCGGACGTCGTTCATTGCGGCGCTGGCATCTTCTTCGGACGCGTATTGCTCGACGAGTACGCTGCCGTCTTCGTCTGCTCCCGATGAGGAGTCAATGAAGCCATTACCAGCTCTCTCCACCCACGGATTGGTATACCGAGATACCAGCGCCTCTGCACATTTACCAACCTGCTCTCCGAAATCTGGGATTTCAACTTCGTCTCTCGATTGGACAACGACTCCGCCGTTCTCGCTATTTCGACTTACAACCGAAAAACCAAATCTGTCCTCAAGATTCTCATTTGTGGGAATGAGCTCCGAAATCTCGACCTTGCTGAGATCAAGCGCCTCAGCCTCAGCCTGCGTCGGAGCCGGCGTCGCTACTGCCTCCGCGCCCGAAGGAGCGGGGCCAGAGGAGCATCCTGTCGTCAGGGCGAGTACAACGGCGGTGGACATCAACGTGGCACTGCGGCGTAGGGTCATGAAGCGGATGCTAGCAGTGACGAAGGTTTCGGGGCGAGATCGTTTCGAGCTTGTCATAAATGCTGCATTCCCTCATATTGGGCGGCATATGGCAGGCAAGTACAACTTCACAATTGAGCAGGGCGTCGCCTTCACCCGCGTCATCACGTGGAAGGACGGCTCAGGCGCGCCCGTCAACCTCACGAACAAGACCGCGCGCATGCAGGTGCGCGACGCAGACGGCACGGTCCTATTGACACTCACGGACACGGACGGCCTGACCCTCGGCGGCGTGGCCGGCACGATCGCGATTGAGCTCAGCAGCGCACGCACCACGGCGCTCGACTTCGACACCGCGAACTACGACCTGGAGATCACCGAGGGCACCTCCGTTGTGAAGCGCCTCCTCAAGGGGGTGGTCACGCTCGACCAAGAGGTCACCGTATGAGTGATCTGATCCAGGTACTCGAGGACGTTGTCAACGTCAGCGTCGACGAGACGCGTGTCGAGGTCATCACGGTCGGGATCCAGGGTCCTCCTGGTGCGCCTCCTGACACCGCAGTGAAGTCGGTAGCCGGCCGAGTCGGTCACGTCGTCCTCTCCAAGGCCGACGTCGGCCTTAACCTGGTCGACAACACGTCTGACGCAGCGAAGCCCGTCTCTGCGCCCGTACAGACGGCTCTGAACGCGAAGTACAACTCCAGCAACCCGGCTGGCTTTGTTGACGCGTTTCAAGCTGCTGCTTCTGCGCCCGTTCAGACGGTCGCAGGCAGGCAGGGCGCCGTCACCCTCGTGAAGGGTGACGTGGGGCTCGGCAACGTGGACAACACGAGCGATGCGGGCAAACCGGTGTCGACGGCAACGATCAGCGCGCTGGCACTCAAGGCTCCTCTGGCCTCACCTGCGTTCACCGGGACCCCCACGGGCATCACGAAGGCGCACGTCGGTCTCGGGAGCGTCGACAACACCAGCGACGCTGCGAAGCCGGTCAGCACGGCGACACAGGCAGCGTTAGACGGGAAGTTGCAGATCGGTGGTGACATCGGAGGGACGATCACGGCACCGGTGATCAAGAACGTGCAGAAGGTGTTCAACGTCTTCGACTACGGCGCGCTGGGTAACGGCAGTGACGACACCGTAGCGATCAACGCAGCCATGACAGCTGCCGGAGTTGGGGGAGTGGTGGTGCTTCCGTTTACCACGACGGGCTACACGATCGCTGGCTCGCTCATCCCGCGCGATGGACAGCAGATCGTTGGACAGCGCGTGCGCTTGACCACCTCAGCACCAGCCTCGGGTCACAACGGCATGATCAACATCAACAACCGCGCCAACGTCACTATCAGTGGAATCGATTTCGAGGCGAACCTCAACGTGACCAACAGCTATACGGCGATCACCTCCTACGGGCACACCAACCTGCGGATCCGCGATTGCAGCTTCACAGGTACGACTAACGCCTTTGGTGGTTTCGTCATGCTGGACGGCCAGAATGGCTATGCATCTATGGTCGACACCTTTATCGACGACTGCCGATTCTACTCGGCGGCGGGGATCTCGCGCTCCATTCACCTCTACGCGCGGAGCGGACGGACCGTGGAGCGCACCCGAATAACGAACTGTCGATTCCAGGGAACTAGAGGACCAGCGATCTATCTCGATCCTTACTCGGATGTAATCGACACACTCGTCATCAATAACCAGTTTAAGGACATTCTTTACGGGGGAAGTACCACTTCAGTCGGAGTAGCTTTCTACATCGGCGTGCAGACGACCGGGCGGGCAATCAATTCCGTCTTAACCGGCAACAACTTCTCAAATGCAATTATCTCGGCCGGTCACCAGCAAGGCTTTGCCTACTTCTACAACGCTTACGGAATCGTGATTAGTGACAACATCATGCGTGGAGCGTGGACGCCTAGTCAGAACAGCGTCGGTCCAGCCCTTGCTCCTGGTCGCATCTCGACACCGTCCTACAACGTTCTAGTGACCGACAACTACATTGAAGGATTCGACTCTCCAGTCGACGTCGACAGTCAGATAGCGGCGACCTACACGAACAATATCGTCGCCAACTGCGGTGACGGCATTATCATCGGCTACAACATTCAAAAGTATGTCAAGGTCAACAACAACATTTTCTACAACAGCCCTCACAGAACCACCAATGTCCTGATGTCGCTCGGCGGCGCAACGACTGTCCTAAAGTGTGAGGTCAAGGACAACATCTTTATCGATGACCGAGCCGTGCCGACAGCAACAATCGCAGTCAAGGCTTTTAGTCATATTGACCACAGTGGCGTTGAGATCACGGGCAACAGGTTCTACGTTCCCAATGGTGTGTTGACACAGACCGCAAAAGAGTACGGCGACGAGGTCCTACCGACAGTCTTCGATCACAACGAGTTCCACGACTCAGCTGGTATGGTGTCGTCAGTCTTAGCGGTTGCGCAAGGTGGTACCGGTTCGGCTACCAAAGCCTTTGTAGATCTGCTGACCGCTCAGACGATTGCCGGTACGAAAACCTTCACTGGGAATATGCTCTCGCTGGCTCCGGCCGGCGGCAACACCGAACTGCATATCGAAGGCACCACCGCTACCCAGCAGTACATTTCGTTTACGAAGTCCGGCACATTCAGATGGCAGATGTATATGCCGGGAAGCTCCACCGACCTCCGGTTCTCGGGTGGTGGCTCTGACCGGCTCGTCTTGCAGCTAGATGGCAAGGTCGGCGTAGGGCTCTCTAGCCCTACCTCGACATTCCAGGTGAATGGCTCGCTCGCCACCAAGGTCAACCAGATCTCCGCCGCCACCACACTCGACGCCACCTACTGCTCCGTCGAGCTGAACACGACCGCCACCCAGACGCTACCCGCCCTCGCGACCTGCCAGGGCCGCATGTACGAGTTCGTCAACATCAACGCTGCCGCCGCGACCATCAAGGGCAGCGGTACCGAACTGATCGGCAACGTGACGACGGCCAACACCTACACGCTGGCGTCCGGCGCGTCGGCGACGTTGAAGGCGTTCCCGAGTGCGTGGAGGGTCGTCTAGCCCGCTACGGTGAGCGGGTGGATGCGCGGAGGTTCTGGGATGGGATTGCCCAGTGGTTTGGGTACGACTTCTGGAACTGGGGGAGTGCCGCAGACTGGGTCACCGGACTTTTGACCGGCGGTGCTGTTCTACTCGCGGTGGCCACATTCGCTTCAGAGCGACGACGGGAGAGACAGTCTCAGGCCGACCGGATCGTCGTTCGTCTTCGACCTCAAGAAGACGGCACCATTAAAGCAATCATCCGGAACTACAGCGATTCCGATATTTCTGATGTAAATCTAGTGGTTCGTTCTCTTGGGGACGTAAAATTCCTGTCAATTCTATACTTGACCCTTGTCAGGGTGCTTAGAGATGGCGGAATTCTGGCAGTCAGTCTGACTTCTCTACTGCCCCCCAAACTGACAAAAGCAACTGTCGTTCAGGAAGACCCATTTTCAGAGATTCCGCCTGGAAAGGCAGAGACGGTTGTGATAAATCTCTCGAGACCACGCAGACATGCTTTCATCGCGCATCTTACCTTCACTGATTTTCGAGGAACGGTCTGGACACGCGACTTGATCCGCAAAAAGTATGTTCGTGACCCCGAATTTCTGTATTATCTGACGCAATGATAACGTTCCGAGTAACTAAACTTCCCGTTCAGCTTCGCGTCCTACCGGACGTATCACCGCCGCGCGCGCTCTCACTTCCGACCGTAAGTCCCGCATCGCTACCCAGTACGGTCCCTCGTGCGCAAAGTGGTCGTTCAGCGGCGGCACCAGGTCGCCAACGATCAACCGCTCGTGCGTTCCCGGCGCGGGCGTCTCGTGCCACGTCACGTTCAGGTTGCTCGCTATCCAGTGGGTGAGGAGCGAGTCGCCCTCCGCCGTGAGCCCGAACTTCTGACCCGGCCCGGGCGCGACCTGATCCCGTAGCTCCAGCTCGTCGACGAGCAGCGCGACAAGGGACCGTCTCAGCGTGGACATGCGCGTCGTCTTGAGGTGCATCTCCGATCCGCGTACCGCGAGGGTCGTCTTCGCGATACCGACGTAGAGCGGGCGGCTCGTGACGACGTCGGGGAAACGCGCAGGCCAGAACGGCGTCAGCGCCCCGTGCAGATCCCACCAGGCGTAGAGGCCGGGGGAGTGCACGTCACGGAGAGCTTCCGGTGCGACGGGTGCTGCGCTGAGGAGAGCGTCACGCTCGTCGGTCCAGTTCATGGGGGCAGTGTAGGGCCGCTACGGTGAGCGGGTGGATGGATTGTGGGCCGCCCTGGCCAGTTGGAACTGGGGCAGCGTCGCCGACTGGGTGGCCGGGATCGGCACCGTGGGAGCGTTGTATTACGCAGTGCACTCCTTCAACAGGTCCGGACTTGCAGCGGATCGGGCCCAGGCTGACCTCATCGCGTTCGATCATGAAGTTGTAAAGCTGAAGAACTTTGACACGTTGGAGAGATTCAACTTCGAGGGCGTCATTCGTGTCACGAACCGATCTTCGCAGCCGATCACGCTACGCGCTTTCAACGTCGACGACTATCCGGCGGGGCGCATCAGATTGGCCTGGGCGGCGCTCCGAGCGCGGACCCGGTGGCCGATCAAGTTGAGCAGAACGATCTGGATCGAGCAGGCAAAGCGGTACACCTCGTCGACGACGCGCACTGATTTCTCCGTCACGACTGCTGGCGTGGAGCGTTATCAACGCGAGGATCTGGTTCTCGCACCAGGGGAGGAAGCCGAAAGCTCCTTCTATACGTCGAAGAAGAATCACGAGGTTGTCGAGATTCGTTTCACCGACGCTCGGAACCAGTCCTGGAACATGCGGTTTGGCGACCGTCATCCCCAACGCTTGAAGATGCGACAGACTCCTCGCCTAGTAACCCGAAAAGAAATCACGATGGACGACCTCTTCGGAAGGTCGGAGAGTCAGTAACCTCGCTATTGCAATTCCCTCGCCACTTCCCTATAAGTAGTGGCAAGTATGAAGACACAACTGAACAAGAAGATCAACAAGCTGTTCAACATCAGCCTGAAGTCCATCAACGACGAGGAACGAACAGTGCAGTTCGTGTTCAGCGACGACAGCGTGGACCGCTACGGCGAGAAGGTCGACCAGAAGACCTGGGACATCACGCACTACAAGAACAACCCCGTGGTGCTCTGGGGCCACGACCCGTCTGAGCCGCAGAACATCCTTGGACGTGCCGTCGACATCCAGCTCGACCAGAGCGGCAAGTCGCTCCTTACAGCCCAGTTCGACACCGCTGAGGTGAATCCGAAGGCCGACCTGATCTTTCGACAGGTCAAGGCGGGCACGCTTCGCACCGTCTCGGCTGGCTTCATCCCTCACTCCATGGAGTTCGAGGACGACGTGCCAGTTCTCAAGGACAACGAGCTGCTCGAAGTGAGCGTCGTCGCCATCCCGGCGAACCGCAACGCTCTAGCGCTCAGCTACAAGAGCGGTGGGCTCGACACGAAGGACGCCAGCTTCCTCATCAAGAGCATGCGCGACGAGGCCGACGCCATCGAGGCGCAGGTCACGAAGGACGCGTCTGACGATGACGACGACAACGAGCTGACCAAACTTACTCAGCAGATCGCTTTGCTGACCGAGACGGTGACGGCTCTCACGACCCAGGTCGCAGAGCTCAAGCCAGCCGACTCAGACGACGCCGGCGACGGTGGCGACGACGACGCGAGCAAGGGCGACGCGGACGACTCAGCTAAGGACGGCGATGACGACCAGTCCGGTGCCGAGGAGGACGAGATCGACCTAGAAACCGACCTCACCGACGACCAGATCGCTGCGCTCGAGGCAGAGCTAGCCGAGAACGAATAGCAGAACACAACAAACGAACACTCGAAGGGGGTGATAGATGACCAAAATACAAGAGCTGATTCAGAAGTCTGTCGACGAGAAAGTCGCAGCGTTTGCGGCTGACGTCGAGACCAAGCTAAAAGCGATCAGCAAGGACCAGATCGCATCGAAGGAAAATAACACAGACGACGAAAAAGATCGCATCAAGTCGTTCTACACGGCCCTAGCTGCTGGCGACCGCGCTGCAATGAACGCGATCAACGACATGATCTCGAAAGACTACAAGGCGAAAGCTCAGACAGTCGGCACGAGCAACCAAGGTGGCATTCTGGTTCCGACCACGATCGACCAAAGTATCCGCGACAAGCTCGAATATGTTTCTCCGATGCGTCGGATCGCGACCGTCATCAGCAACATGCCTGCGAAGCTCGTACTGAGCACCGGCTCATTGCCAACTGTTTACTGGGTAGCAGAAGGCGCGCCAATCACTGAGAGCGGCGTGACATTCACTCAGACCACACTGACACCAAACAAGCTGGCCGGACTCGACAAGTTCACGAGTGAAGTCTTGGCCGACGCTGCGATCAACCCGAGCATCCAGAACTACGTCGAAGACCGCTTCGTCCTAGCGATGGCACTCGCTGAGAACGCTGCGTTCGTAAACGGCGACGGATCTGGAAAGCCATTCGGCCTCCGATCAACAGCGATCACTCCGACCTCAGTCCCTCAAGTAGGTACGACTGCAGGTTCGCTTGCATATGTCGACCTCGTCAACCTGAAGTACGCGCTCGGAACTGCGTATCGTGAGACAGGTACCTTCGTGATGCCGTCAGCGGCGATCCAGCTCATCGAGAAGCTCGTCGACACGTCAGGCCGCCCTATCTACCGCGAGAGCATCGCTGTGGGTACACCGGCGACACTGCTCGGACGACCAGTTGAGATCGTTGACGAGATCCCAACCAACCTCGGAACTGGCACGAACAAGACCGAGATCTGGTACGGCAACTTCAAGCAGTACATCATCGGTGACCGCGGCGGCCTTCGCGTCGACCTCGGTACTGATGCTGACGACTTTAGCCGCGACAAGATCAGTCTTCGCATCATCAAGCGAGTTGCTGGTCTTCCAGTAGGTAACTACAACTTCGGGAAGCTCACAAACGTCTTCTAGGCAGTTCATCCGCGAACCAGAGCCCTGTTCACGCAGGGCTCTTTGTGTTTTATTAGGAGCAGATGAGTCAACTAATCACCGTCACCGAATTGAAGGGCTACCTCGACGAAGAGGTCAACGCTGTTCAAGCCGCCCTCGCGGTGAACGCCGTGAACGAGTACGTCGAGAGCGAGACGGGACGATCCTGGGGTGAGATCCTCAGCGGTACCGAGACGCACGACTACGCGTCCGTGATCTTCCTCCGACACCAGGACGTGATCACCGCCACCGACGTGGAGGTCAACGGGAGCACCCTGGGCGACGACGCCTACTCGATCAGCGACACTGGCCGGCTCGTGCTGAGCGCGGTCCGCTCTGGGTTCCGTGCCGAGCGCAGTGCCGTCCGTGTCACGTACACCTACGGGGTGCTGTTCCCGCCGGCTGACCTCAAGCTGGCCGCACTCGCGCTGGCTGCTGACTTCTACAACTACGTTGGTGACGGCCAGAAGGAGGTCACCTCTGAGGGCATCGGCTCGATGCGTCTGACCTATTCGACGGGCAAGGACACCGCGACAGGTGGGCTCCACTTCGCCACGATCAGCCGCTACAGGACGCGCAATGTATGACGTCGCGCCTCTTCCCCCACCGGGTCAGCGTTAGACGATCGATCCCAGTCGGGACGAACGGCCGCACGACCCGCTCGACAGTCAGCTCCGGCCTCGTGTGTCTGGTGACGCCGATGGCTTCGCGGGCGGAGATCGAGAACAACTACTCGCCCGGAGTTGGGTACGACGTGTACCTCCGACCTGGCGCTGACGTGCGTACCGGTGACCAGCTCGTGTGGGGGGAGGTCACGTTGAACGTGCGAGCTGCACGGCTCTACGACGTGCCGAGGATCGGCCACATCCACGTCCTCGCGGCGCGTGAGGGCCACTAGGCCATGCAGGTGAACATCGACGCACGCGCGGTGCAGAAGGTCTTCAGAGAGCTTCCTGCGCGGTCAGTTGCCACGCTGAACGGTCTGATCCTGGCGTCAGCGATCGACACGCAGCGCGAGATGCGAAAGGTCGCGCCAGTCGGAGCAAGTGGTGACATGAGGCGCGCGGTGAAGTACGTCACCCACCCGTCATCGCTATCAGCCGAGATCTTCCCTGACACCCCGTACGCCGAGGCGGTTGAGAACGGGACCCGCCCGCACGCGGTCAGCGCCCGCCCCGGATCGTCGCTCGCTCGCTGGGCGCGGCACAAGGGGATCGACCCATACGCGGTTGCTGCGTCGATCAAGAAGAAGGGGACGAAGCCACACCCGTTCGTGAAGCCGACGTTCTCGAAGGCAAGGGTGACCGTACCAAAAGACATCATCAACGGCATGAGCCGATACATCGAAGGAGTCAACAATGGCCGAATCTAAATCACTCGACATCCGCAATGCCCTACGGAGCCGGCTACAGGCTATCCAGCTCGACGACGAGCCGGCATTCACGGAGGTATCGGGTATCCCGTTCGGGGAGTTCGACAGCTACCCATCAGCGAGGATCTTGCCGTCCGTTCAGGACAACGAGAAGGCAGCCTTTCGACAGAACGACCGCACCCCGAGTTGGGTCATCCGCACTTACCTGCCGTTTGGCGCGGCAGACCAGGAGGCTAGCACCGACAAGATGTACGTCTTGATGGACGCCATCTTCGACGCCCTGGACGAGGCGGACCAGGACAACACGTTTCAGGAGGCAATCGGCACGTACATCCTCGCGGTTGATCGAGGCGAGTGGTCAGTAGATGAGACGGCAGTAGGGGTCGTGCTTTATGCCGACATCAACGTCGAGGTCAGCTATAGCAAAGATTTGTGAACTGTCTTACATTGAAGGTATGAACAAAGTCAACCCAGAAGAGAAACCGAAAGCCGAGGTCGCTAGGAAAGTCATCGCCGCAAAGCGAAAGTACTTCGTGCCTGGCCACGGCGAAGTCGAAGCGGCGGATGTCGCTGAGGTCGAGAAGAAAGTAAAGAAAGAGGTAGGTGATGCCAACTAGTGACCAATACATAGGACGACGCGAGGCCATCGGGCTCGGAATCGAAGCGACGCCGGGAACGCCGGTCGCTCCGCAGTTCTGGCTCCACTGGTTGACCCAGGGGATCCAGCCGAAGAAGACGACGGTCGAGAACGAGAGCGCCATGGGCGTCGTCGACCGTGTGAACGATAGCCAGGTAACAGCGAAGTGGGTCGAAGGAACGATCGGCGGCAAGGTCACCGTGCAGTCCATCGGCGCGATGCTCCTCGGGATGTTCGGCAACGTCAGCACCGGCACCGCCGTCGGCGGCGTCTACCCGCACACCTTCACCAACAGCCAGTCGAGCATCCCCAAGACGTTGACTGCTGCTGTCGTCTCACCGCTCGCGTCGAAGCGACACCCGTACACGACGTTCGACAACCTGGAGATCACGGCCGAGGCCGGCGGTTGGGTTGAGGTATCAAGTGCCATCAAGGCACGCATCGGCACGACCTCCACAGAGACGATCGCCCTCGCATCCGAGACGGAGTTCACGAGCAAGCACGTCACCCTCAAGGTGGCTGCGAACACGGCAGGTCTGGGCGCGTCTCCAGCGGTCAAGGCGAGCCGTGTAGCGCTCACTCTCGAGCGCACGTCTGAGGCGTTCGCCCCCCTCGGCACGGACGATGCACTTGAGTTCGACCGCGGAGCCTTCGAGGCACGCGGCGAGTTCGTCGTGCGGCTAGGGGACACCCAGTACGAGGACGACTTCCTCAGCAACGCCCTCAAGGCGATGAGCATCACCATCTCGAACGGCAACGACAGCCTTGCGTTCACTGCCTCAAAGGTTCGCTACCGAGAGTTGGAGATGACCCGCGACCGCGATGCTGTAGTCACCGCGACAGTGCAGTTCTTCTGCGAGTTCGACACGGCTACGAATAGCTCGATCGTTCCACTACTCAAGAACACGCGAGCGTCGTACGTGGCGGCTTAGTGATGGCGGACGCTGTGTACGAGGAGATAGAGCCCTTCGGGGCTCTTTTCTTTTGCTGCGGCTTATGAGTAAATGATGGCAACACTTTATCGGAGAAACATCAATGACTCGCCAGCTCGCCATCACTAAAAGAACAACTTTGGATCAGTTCGAGGGCTGGAGCGATTGCTACGTCGAGTGGCGACCGAGTACCTATGGAGATAGCTTCAAGCTACGTGCGACCAAGGTAGAGGGTGTCGATGAGGAGACGGCCTTCACAGCCATTCTAGATCTCGTCAAAGAACATATTGTTGGCGGTAAGGTCCGTGTCGTTGAGGACGGAGAAGTGAAGCTCGTCGACTTTGAGAAGAGTGACATCGATCTCATGCCGACAGACATGGTCGACCGCATCTTCGCAGACATCACGGGGGTCGAGTTTGAAGACCCAAAAGGATCGGCAACGACACAGTCGCTCGACGAGCCGAATCCATCCGAGAGCACTTCCGTAACGTCATAGTCCGCGACGACTCGAAGGTGCCGCCATGGGTGGTCGACGAAATTAATCACTTCCGCTATAGGGAGCGATTTCACCTTAGTGCTGCAGAAATGCTGAATGAGCCGCAGGCCGATATAAAGCTGGCTTTCCTCATATGGTCATTGGATAGCGACCGTGCTAAATTGGAGGAAAGAAAGGCTAGACCCTAACTAAATACCGACACGCTTGATGGCATCCAACTCAATATCGATTCTGATCAAAGCTAGGGATGAAGCGTCCAAGGTTATTGATGGCGTCGGTGGGTCGTTGGACGGGGCCTCCGAGAAGTCGGGGAAGTTTGGTACTGCTCTAGCCTCTATGGGCAAGGTTCTAGGTGGCGCTGTCGTCGCCCTGGGCGCAGCAGGAGCCGCCGCCGCCGGAGCCGGCGCGGTCATCGGTTTCAAGTTCAACAGCTCTGTAGAACAGGCAAGCGCCAAGCTCAACGCGTTCATGAAGGACGGCGACAAGGTTGCCGCAACTCTTGAATGGGTAAAGAAGGAAGCGTCTGAGACGCAGTTCAGCTTCACCGAGATGGCGGACGCCGCTGCCAACCTCACGCCGGTCGCCAAGACGTCGGGACAGTCTCTCGAATCTCTGGTCAAGCAAGCCGAGATCCTCGCCGCCCTCAACCCGACCGAGGGTCTGACCGGAGCAACTTTCTCTCTCCGCGAAGCACTGAGTGGTGACTGGGTATCAATCGTCGACCGCTTCAATTTGCCTCGACAGCGCATCAATGAGCTAAAGGCACAGGGCGTGCCGGCGATGGAAATTATCAGCCGAACGCTTAATGAGATGGGCATCGACTACAGTCTCGTTTCCGCACAAGGAAAGACGGCTGCCGCGCGGTTTGACCAGATCAAAGACAAGCTCACCATGCTGGCGGGCACCGCGACGAAACCAATCTTCGACCTGGTATCGCAGGGACTCGACAAGATCAACGAGTTCGACGCGACGGCGTGGGGTGATCGTCTAGCGGCTGGAGTGCAGAACGCCATAGGGGCGCTCAAGTTGTTGACTTCTGGAGATTTCAAGGCCTCTGACTGGATGCCAGGGATTCAGGAAGACAGCGCAATCGTCGACACCATCCTCCGCATACGCGAGACGGTGATCGCAGCGCTCGACTACATCCGACCAGCTTGGGAGGCCCTATCCAAGGTGGTCGCCGATGAGGTGCTCCCAGCTTTCAAGCGGCTCATGACCGAGGCAATTGGTCCTTTGGCAGGCTCACTTGGGAAGATTCTTGTGGTGGCGATCAAGGCTGCAATCGGCATTATCGCCTTCCTTCTATCTGCGCTCGCGAATATCACGACATTCTTCCTTGACCTCCCGAAGAACATCGCCGCAGGGATCGAGGGCTTCAAGGGCATGATGGCTGACCTTTGGACTTCAATGGTTCAAGGTGTGGAGAACGCAATCAGCCAGGTGGGTCAGTTCTTCGATGGTCTGCCCGCAGCGATTGCTTTTGGTCTCGGTGCGGCGGCCGGCTACGTGTACTTATTCGCGACCGAGACTGTGCCCGCGGCTGTCAATGCGGCGGTCGCTTGGTTCGCGCAGTTACCCGAGCGGATCGGTCAATTTGCCTCTGATGCCGTTGGTCGCGTGGTGAGCTGGTTTACATCTATGCCGCAGCGCACTAGCGATGGACTGGCTTCATTCTGGCCACAGGTGGGAGCTGCTTTCGATGGCTTCAAGAACAGTGCAGTTGCATGGGCGCAAGATACGGTAGCTGAGATCGTACGAGCCTTCGCCGACCTACCCGGCCAAATCTCTAAGAAGTTCGAGAGTGCCGTCAATGGTGCAAAAGGCTTTCTATCGGATGCTGGTGCCAACATTGCGAATGGCTTCAACTCAGTAGTGAATGCGAAGCACGCGCTCGGTACCAACTACGCACCAGGCGGCACGACGCTCGTGGGTGAGCACGGTCCCGAGCTGGTCAACATGCCTGCTGGTTCGCAGGTGACCCCGGCGTGGAAGACCGCCTCCCAGGACGCGTCAGGAGCCGCAGGAGGCTCGTCGCTCACCATCAACGGCAATGTCATCCTCCAGACCGCTGGAGCTGTCGACGCGTTCTTCAAGCAGCAGGACCAGGCGCAGCGTTTCGCCCGTATGGGCATGGGAGCTCCTGCCTGATGCCTGCCCTTCAACTCGCGTACGGAGCGCTGAATCTCCAGACGACCTCGATCACTTCGGTTGAAACGGACGTCTGGAGCCCGGCGCAGAAGAACATCCAGACGGAGGACCTCGCGCAGCATGACGGGGCCGTCTTTGTTCGCGACTCCCTGAACCCGAAGACGTTCACGGTCGGGGGCTGGATCCGCGCTGCCACCATCGCCGAACTCGACGTCGCACTCGACTCGTTCTACCTAGGACTGAGCCCGTCGCAGCAGGCGTTCGAGATCGACAACGGCACAGGACGGCGCCGATACATCTGCACGGCGCAGCAGCCGATCATCGGTAGGCCGAAGGGACAAACCAGCGCCAGCTTCTCCATCGCCTTCGTCGTTCCCTCAGGCGTCGGGTCTGACCTCGCTGAGCGGTTCCTGATCCAGTCGTACCCGCTGACTTCGGCCGGCCAGGCGATTCCGATCGCAGTTGGCGGCACCTACAAGGCACAGCCCGTCCTACGCCTCGAGCTGACGACAGTCGCAGGCAGTGGGAGCCGCACAGTCACTCTCACCAACGGCTCTTCCTTGAGGGGGATCGCCATCACTCGCGTCTGGGCGAGCGGCGACGTCCTTGAAGTGGACCTGCTGAACCAGACCGTCTACGTCAACAACGTGCCGACACCGTTCGCTGGCGTCTTCCCATCCTGGGCTCCTGGCGCCGGGGTCATCAACTACCTCGACGACTTCACCGGCCGAAGTGCAAACCTGACTGCTCGCTACACGCGACGCTGGTTGTAGCCATGGCTGTCCAGTACGTCCAAGGCTCGGTGAGTCCGGCGAACGGCTACGACCTCTCGGTCACGACGACCATCAGCGGAGTCACGGCGGGCAACACCCTGCTCTTATTCATCGTCGGAGGGGATACCGCGAACGTCGCGGCATCGGTCACCGACAACCGGGGCAACATGTGGACCAGGATCCGCAGCCGCTTCTTCCAGCGCGGACAGCAGCTCTGGCTGGCGACCAACGTCGCAGCCGGCACGACGATCGTGAAGGCGCTGACGCCGGTTGTAGGTGGCACACCTGACTACAACGCAATGGCCATGACCGTGCGCGAGTACTCCGGCGCTCACCCGACGCACCCCATTGCGGGCATCAGCTTTGACGACGACGGTGAGTTCCTGCAGACGCACCAGGGCAAGGTGACGAACCCAGCAGACGGCTCGCGCTTGGTAGCGATGTACGCGGGTAGCAACGGAGCGTCCTCGTACTCATCGACGGGCACAGGGACCAACCTGACGACCGCGAACAACGGAGACTTCACCGGTTCCGCCGTCCTCGATGCTCCAGCTCCAGTTGCTGGCACTGAGTACGGCGCTCAGATCAACTCGACCGAGTACATGCGTGGCACAACCTGGGCAGTCATCCTGCGCGCAGCGGGGGAGCCGACACCCTCACCGTCGACTGACACGGTGGCCCGGGACTACATCTACAAGATCTCGAAAGCGGACGGGACCTACATCGGCGTCTGGCGCGACGTGATCGACGACCTCCAGTTCACCCAGCAGATCAATACACCGGGAACGACGACGACGGTCCGTCTTGCTCGCTCCGCTGAGAACATGCTGGAGCAGCGCACGCCACTGACCGACCACACTGGCGCTCCATACACCGACCAACTTGGTCAGCCGTACTTCGTGACCACGGAGACGCCGAACGCGATCGGTCCGGACACTGACGTCGAGAACGGGCATCTGGTGGAGGTGTTCGTGAGCTACGGCCGCTTCGAGCCGCTGACCGACCACCTAGGGCGCCCGTACACCGACACCAACGGCAACGCCTACCAGGTGAGTGCAGGCGCGCCGCTTGGAAGCGCCGTCTTCCGAGGCAAGATCATCGACTACGAGGCGACATACGGGTCCGCGGTGGGCGTGACCGTCACCCTCGCGTCACATGGAACCGAGTTGACCAAGGGCGAAGTCATCAAGAACGGCGCGAACACCACAGTCACCTTCTCTGGCGCTCAGATCGAGAGCATCGTCAAGACGATCCTGGACACGAACCCGGGGAGGATCGGCTACACGGCGGCGACGATCTCAAGCACGGGCGTCGGGATCACCTCGAAGTTCAGCCTGAACACGAAGCTCGAAGGCATCAAGAGCGCGTTCGACCAGACCGACGCCGGCTGGTTCTGGTTCGCGAACCCCGCGGACAACCTCGTCTACTTCCGTCCGCGCTCGGCGTCGGCCGATCACACGCTCCTGATGGGCAAGCACCTGACGGGCGTCAAGATCAAGAAGAGCGCCGAGGATCTGCGCAACCGGATCTACTTCGTCGGCGGTGACACCGGAAGCGGACCGCTCTTCAAAGTGTTCGAGGATCTGGCAGCCATCACGGCCCACGGACTCGGCGTCTACCGCATCACGGACAGACGCTTCACTCAGCCGCTGTCGGCGCAGCGCTATGCATCCAAGGTCATGTCGCGCTTCGCTCGACCGATCTTCACTTCCACGATCGAGGTTTCCGCAGCGCTCTACGACATCGAGAGCATTCAGCTCGGCCAGATGATCGCGATCAAGAACACCGGTAACTTCATCGACGCGCAGCTGCTCCAGATTGTTTCCCGCTCCTACATGCCGACGAAGCTTGTGCTAGAACTTGGCGAGATTCTCGACGACCAGCGCTCGATTGTCGCGGACATCGAAGAGGAGTTGTCAAATGAACAATACCAACAGCTTCCTGTATCTCCGTCTTGATGATAAATTGAGGCTATAAAGGAATACTGACCCATGGTACAAATACCCGACCAACCAGCTAAGACAAATGCGGCAGCCGAGGATCTACTACTCATTCGAGACGTAGCGGCCGGAACGGATAAAAGAGTCACGGTTGGAGGGCTTCGCTCCGCCATGCACCCCGTCACTGTCGACGCAAACGGCTGGACAAAGCTCGACATGGGGACATTCTCCATCTGGAAAAAGCGAGTCACGTACTCGATGACTACCAGCGCAGGCGGCTCGTACACAATCCCAATCTCCTCGTCCAACCTGCCAACCGGCATGGCGACTCTTGGTAACAACACGATCCAGGGATCGATGATTCAACTCGGGTCCGCGTTCAATCTCAACTGGAACTTCGAGATGTCATCTGCCTCGACTGGTCTTGCCATCACTGCTTACGCGTTGATCACCGGAACGCCTTCCGGATCGATCGAGATCGTAATCATTGGAGTAAATTAGCGTGTCGATTCCGAGCAATGCAGACATCATGAACAAGCTGATCGAGATCAGCACTAGTCAAGCGGTGCAACAGGATCAGCTCACGAGGGTCGAGGCGCAAGCCATCAAGACGAACGGTCGCGTCAACTCTATCGAGGAGTGGAAGACCGGACTGCTCGCCGTCGCTTCGTACCAAAAGGAGCACCCGAACAGCGCAAACCAGACGATCAACGCTCCCAACGCGAGGATGGTTCAAGTCGTGCCGAACAAGTGGTTCCAGAGCAAGGAGCTGGTCGGAACGGTCGGCTTGATCGGCGCCGCCATCGCCGCAGCGATCGGATTCTGGGCAGGGGGTGCATCGTGATCTCGGCAACGCTCGTCGCGTTGCTGCGGCTCATCCCGTACATCTTCACAGCAGTGAACGCGTGGACCAAGGGCTACAGATGGCTGACGATCTCGGCCGTGTTCGTCTCGATCTTGGCTTTGGCGAATTATCTCTATGTGATACCTCACGAGATTCAAGGTCTGCTGAGCAGCGTCTATGCGCTCCTGTTGATGACGCACGCCCTGGACCTGAAGCCTAAGGGGTCCGAGTGATGCAGAACATTCTTTTCCCGATGAAGGTGATGAAGATCACGACACGTGCAGGCGAAGGAACGCATGTCGGAAGTAACGCTATTGACATCGCTGGATCGGATGCGGGTATCGAGAGCGCTTTCGCGCCATTTACCGGAGTGATCAAAAAGATTTGGGCTAACGGCAACACCGTGTGGTTCGAGAGCGTGGAGCCTGTGCAATTCGCGGACGGACGCCAGGACTTTGCGGTGGTGAGTATGACACACGACAACTCGATCGCGGACCTGTCAGTCGGGCGACGTATCGAGCAGGGCGAGGTGTTCTATCAGGAAGGAACGGCAGGCAACGCATACGGCAATCACATTCACCTTGAGATCGGCGCCGGGAAGTTCAGTGGCTCGGGGTGGCATCAGATCGCGAACGGGAACTGGGTAATAAATAACTCCTACCCTGCCGTGTCCGCGTTCTTCCTTGACGGAACGACGGTACTGAACGGTGGTGGTTACGCATGGAAGGAGTTGAAAGGAGATGAAGACATGATCACGAAGGACGATGTATCGCTACTACGCATCATCAACAGCGAAGTGAAGGGCTACCCGTTCAACGAGACGCACGCGGGTCAGTTCGACCAACAGGAGCTAGCCGGGTGGGTCGGGCGAAGCTGGCGTGATCTCGTGTCGTCCGGCTGGGACCGCTCAGCAGAGTGGCGGGCACGGCGCATCGAAGCGCTGAGCTTCTCGGACCAGTACAGGCCGCAGATCGCTGATCTTGAAGCGCGGCCGACAGAGGTCACGGTGGAGAAGCCGGTTGAGGTCATTAAGGAAGTCATCAAGGAAGTACCGGTCGAACGTATCGTCGAGAAAGAGGTCGTCAGAGAGGTGATCGTCGGCGATGCGGACCGAACGGCCGGCGAGATGATACTGGTCGGATTAAAGAAGCTCTTCGGGGCAAAGTAAGGAGATTACATGGCAGAACCAACAAAGAACACACCAGCAGGGAAGGGCATCCGTACCGCGATTCAGGCGATCGGCGGTGCGTTGGTCGGCCTCGTTGCCGTCGTCTGGGCAGTGCCGGGCGTACCCGAAGCGGTCACCAGCTTCCTCGTAGACAACACGATCCCGCTGCTTCTCGCAGTAGGTATCCCATCGGGACTGATCGCGTTCTTACAGAACAAGGTCGAGAAGAACTAGCTCTGAGACGCGCTCAGAGCGCGCAGGACGCGGTCAAGGCTCGAAGATGAGCCAACGGACACTCAAGCCCTCAGCGATTGCTGGGGGCTTTCTCGTGCGGTCGTGTGTATAGTCGGCAACGATCATTGCAACCCGGAGGACAATATGGCTCAGAAGCTCACTCTCGTCGACGACCTTGACGGCACCCCCATCGATGACAACGACGGCGGAACAGTGCGGTTCTCCCTTGACGGTGTCTCGTACGAGGTCGATCTGAACAAGAAGAACATGGAGACGCTCCTCCAGGCGTTCTCCAAGTACATCGAGGTCGCGCGCAAGACGAGTGGACGCACCGCCCCCGCCAGCTCCAGCAGCAGCGCGAAGAAGAGCAACCCGCAGGAGCTCCAGGCGATCCGCGAGTGGGCGAAGAAGAACGGCCACCAGGTTTCCGACCGCGGGCGCATTCCCGCGACGGTGGTCGACGCTTACAACGCCGCCAAGTAGATCTGAACTAGACGAAGGCCGGGTGCTTCACTGCACTCGGCCTTCGTCATTGCTTCGCAGGGACGG